AGCGGCTCAAACATTTACCGATAAAGAATTGGAACTTATCCAAAAAAGAATTGCTGCTTTGGATAAAATCATCGCTAAAATCAACGAAGCACAACAGGCAGATATTGAATATACTTCAACCCTAATAAACAATCAGGAAGAAGTTATACAAGAACAGGAACAATACATTAAAGAAAGGGGAGAGTTCCTAAAAAGTGAAGGTCAAAAACTTATTGACGACTTGAATGAATACTTGTTTAAGACCATTCCAAGTGCCGATGAAGTTAAAAAATTAAGCGATGGATATAAAGATTTCTTTACCACAATACAAGATGCGGTAAAGTCAGGTCAGCTTAATTTCAAGGAAACTACTGGTTGGGAAGGGTTCGTCAATTTTGCTGAAAATACCTTACCTGGTATTGGTGAAAAATTAAAGAATGTAAATGAAGAAAGTAGAGCAGCATTTGTTGAATACTTTAACAATTTAGATGAAAGGGTTTCTGCGATTAAAACCAAAATTGAAGGTTCATTTTTAGGTTTCTTTGACGCAGTCCCCGATGATAAAACACTTCAAGCCTTATTAAAGGTTGAAGAAGATATTGCCATTTTAAGAAGGGATAGGGTTAAACTTGGTTTAACAGAACAACAACTTAAAAATAAGGAATTGTCTATTATCAAAGAACAATTTGGTATAAACAAAAAGATTGAAGAATTGGCTAAAGTTCAAGCTGAAGACACATTCAATTATTTCCAATTATTAGAAAAGGGTAAGAAAGAAGAAGCTGCTGTAATAAAAACAAGAATAGATGAAAGGGATAAGTTGGTTCTATCGTATAATCAAGTTGCCGAAGCAATCCTTACAGGTGTTATTAGAACCGATAAGTTCGTAAAGGGGTTGAAGGAAGTAGGGGCTCAAAGTGATAAGAACTTACTTAAAATCAAAAACTATAAAGAACAGATTGATAAGACATTTGACCCCGCAAATCTTGAAGGATTAAAAAATTATTTCAAGCAAAACGCAGATGACTTTTTGGTTATATTCACAGACATATTAGACAACGAAGAAAAGTATTTTGGTAAGTTAGGTGAAGCAGGTATAAACGCTTTGTTTAGTGGTATTGATGAAGGATTAAAAGATGTTGAAGGTAAGACAAGAACCGAACTTGAAAATATCCAAAAGTTCTTAAAAATATTTGGGGACGAGTTTGCCAAAGATTTTGGACTGGCTGAAAACCCATTCTTAAAGACATTAAACGCAATCAGTAAGAAGTTAAAAGAACTACCGACAGAAAGTCAGGAAGCATTTACCAAGTCATTAAACAATATCAAAGAAGTTGCTGATAAGGTATTATCTGCGTTTCAACAAATATCGTCAGGATTGTCTAATATAGTTCAATCACAGAATAGTTTGTTATTGGAACAATTAGATTATCAACAAGCTCAAGCACTTAAAGCAATTGATGAAGTAAATGATGATAGTGAAGAAGGACAGAAAAAAAGAAATGAAGAACGATTGAAGGTTGAAAAAGATTATCAAAAGAAAAGGTTTGAGATTGAAAAGAAAGCTAGGGTTCAAGAATTACAATTCGCATTAGCCAACGCATTAGCGTCATCGGCACAGGCAATTATTGGGGCATTAGCAACACCACCATTAGGGGTAGGTATTGCGTTGTCGGCAATCTTGGCTGGTTTAACAGCAGCACAGGTTGCCATAATTAGCGACCAAATACAATTCACACAAAACAAACAATATTTAGGTAGAACGGGTGGATTGGTAGAAGGTTCATCGCACGACACCTATGGTGGTGGAGTTCCAACCTTATTGGAAGGTGGGGAGTTCATCTTAAACAAAGAAGCCGTTAGGGCTTATGGCGATACAATTAGTTCAATCAATAGTGCGACTGGTGGAAAACCGATGTCTATTGATGATAGTAGAATAGTTCAAGCAATCGCTAAACAAAACTTATCTACAAAAACACCATTAAAAGCTTATGTTCTGTATAACGACATTCAGGACACAGCAAAATTAAATAATAAAATAGAACAATTAGCACGACTATAATGAAAGTATTTGAGCTTAAAATAGACGAAGAAGACGAATTATCAGGTATTCAATACATCAGTATTGTTAAAGACCCTGCCACCCAAATCAGTTGGGAAGTTTTCAACAATCAGGAAGAACCTATAAGTTGTTCCCATAAAGAAGATTTACCACAGGAAGCAATTGACCTGTTGGATAATTACGGGACTTTGGTAAGTCCCGAAGCATTCTTTAGTGCGGAAATAAAAGATATTGATGAATTGAAGTTGGAAGGTTTTGCTGTTCCATCTATCAATCCTGACCCAAGACAACCTGACCCGTTTGATGATAATAGTGAAACAGCATCGGTAATCACAAGATATATCTATGTGGTAGATACTGGTGTGGGAGCACCCCTTATGCGAACATCAAGACAATTATGTCGTAAGATGTTGTTGGCTCAAAAGGTTTGGTCTAAAAGGGATATGGCAAATTATTCACTTCAACTATCTTCACAAAGCGATACATTCAAGTTAGTTCCAAGAGCTAAGACAGCTCCAAATGTGGATTTTTTCCAGTATAAATCTGGCAACCGATGCCGACATAAATGGACGCAAATTGATTTTCCAATAGGCATAAACGAAACTTACGAACAGGCATTAGCAAAAATCCCGTTGAAAGCACAAACAGCTTTAACAAAGGGAACGATAAATGAAGGTTCAGGTCGTCCATTCATTAGTGAAGCAAGATACTTGAATAGAATGCCTACGAATATGTCGGCACAGAACGAATTAGACCCTGTTGGTTTCCACTTCGGGTTGTTTATGTATCCTACTAGATTTGGAGCTTTAACCGCAGAACCAACCGCAAAGGTAATCACCAAAGTAAAAATGGGTGATGTTATGGGTTATTGTCCTGTAGAAATTGACCCCGATTATTTTGAGGGAACTGCTGAAGTGGTAGAACACTTCAAGGTAAGGGAAGCGTTTGCTGTCCCTACAAAAGAAATACAAGACACAGCACAAAGGGTTCTTGATTGGGTTGAAGAAAATGGTTGGGGAAGTTGTGGGACTGAAGTTGGTAAAGTAAGAGCAAACCAACTGGCAAAAGGCGACAACTTATCCCTTGAAACCATTACCCGTATGTTTTCATATTTGTCCCGTCATAAGAAAGATTTAGAAGCATCAAAATCTTACGATGATGGTTGTGGAAAACTTATGTATGATAGTTGGGGTGGTGAAGCAGCGTTAGGTTGGGCTGAAAGGGAAATGAAGAAAGCAACCGAAATGAATGTGATGTTTTCAAGCGACGAGTTCAAGGGTGATATTACTTCAGTTGTATTCCAACCAAATCAAAAGATATACAGATGGGATAATGAAACAAATACCCCTTATTATGTCTTTATGTCCCGTGAAACAATTAGATTGATGTTGATGAAACTATCTAAAAACAAACCAAAAGACCTTATCAACTACGAACATTCAGGAATGGTGTTTAGTGGTGATGATGTATATTCTTATGAAAACTGGTTGGTTGGTGATAATCCTGAATTGGATAAGTCCTACGAAATATTCGGTAGAACCTTTGAGCCTGGAACTTGGCTTACAACAATTCATTTCAACGATAGAAAGATTTTTGACGAGTTCATATTGTCTAATAAGACAGCAGGAATATCACTTGAAGGTATGTTCCAAGAAGTTCCTTTTAACTTCTTTGATGTTAAAAAAGAAGGGTTTATTGAACCAAAACCAGGTCAGTCAAAAGACGACTATTTGTCTGTATGTATTCCTTATGTAATCAAGGAAGGGGCAACCCAAGAACAAGCTGCGGGTAAATGTTATGGTATTTGGAAACAATCATTCAATTTCCCTGAAGGAACTTGTTGGAAAGGTTATGAACCAATCGGCACCAAAATAGTTGATGGTCGTGAAGTTCCTAATTGTGTTCCAATCAAAGCTAGTTTCGGTGAAGGGGATAGAGTATCTTTTGATTACCACGAAACAATCAACACACCTGAAGGTAAGAAATTGGCAATCGGTGAAATTGAAAGTGGTTCAATCGTGTATATCATTTCCGCAGCACAGGACAAAGAAGAATTGTTAGGTGTTGCTGATGAATTGGGTATTTCACACGATAGGGTATTCGCAACAGGTTCTAATAAAGCAAAAGTTGAAAAGATTGTTGAACTTGGTATTTCTAAACACTACGACAACAACCAAGATGTTATTGACGAATTAGGTTCAATCGGGGAAAAGTTCATTACTGAATATATCCCTTATGATGAATTGGAAGATAGTATCTGTAATAATTGTGATGAAGATGGTAGAATATATGGCTTTACAGATGACGAAGCTAAATCTACACTTATAGCATTAAAGGAAATGTTAAAGAAAATGGATAAATATATGTCTTAAAGATTTATAGGCATATTTATCATAAACAATAAAACAAAAAATAAACTATGAAAAATATTGAAATATTACAAAAAGTAGCTGACCTAGTTGGCTTCAAGTTTTCAAGTGTTTCCCATTCCTTCGCTGAAGTAGAATTAGATGGTGGCGTAATCATCACCAATTCAACTGAAGGGGAGTTCGTATTGGGTGATACGATTAGTGTTAAAAACGAAGACGGAACTTATACTATCGTTGGTAGTGGCACACATCGTTTAGCCGATGGTGTTAAAATCTTTATCACAGATGAAGAAGGTAAGTTGGTTGAAATCAAAGACGCTATGGAAGATGGTGAAGAAGACGAAAGTGAAGTTATTGTTGATGCTGAAACTGAAAAGATGGAAAGCTCACAATTAGACGCATTAAAGGCTGCGATACACGATGTATTGTTTGCGTTTGAAGCACACGCTAAAGAAATTGCTGACTTGAAAGCAGATTTACAAGCCTTCAAGAAAGAAGCAAAGCATAATCCGTTGAAAGAAGATACTTTGATGTCTAATGCCTTTTCAGGTGATAGACGCTATGAAATCTTGAGACAGATGAAAGAAAATAACAGAAAATAAAAACCCCCAATTAAACTAAAAAAAAATTATGAAAAATCTAAAAAACTTCAATTTTGATTTTGATACTACTGGAATGGTAGATTACTTAAACGCAAACGCTGATTTGCTTTTACACAAAATCGTTATGGATACTATTGAAAGTTCAACTTACAAAGTAGTTCCTAACATAAAATATGGCGAACTTATCCCTGTATACGAAACAGGAGACATCAATTCTATTGCTTTCCCAGGCACATCTTGTTCTTTCACAGGCGGAACTATTGAGCTTACTGAAAGAGAATTGAAGGTATGCCAATACAACATCCAGAAGAACTGGTGCGACGATGAGCTCAACAGAACAATTATGTCTGTTAGATTATCACCTGGTTCTTACCCACCAAACTTGGCTCCATCTGTAGAAGAAAGCTTTATGGCGGACATCGCTAAAAAGGCTTCAGTTTATGCTTCAAGAAAGTTCTGGGGTGCTGAAACTGCGACTGATGGTTGTTCGGGTGTGATAGAGCAGTTGGAAAAAACTATCAACAAAACATATACAGCGATGACTATAAGCAACGCAACTTCCGTAGCAGACCAGTACATATTGGCATTACCTGCTCCGTTAAAAGTCATCAATACTATTATGGCGTTGAACCACAACGACTTCCAAGCACTTCAGTTGGCTTTAAGAAACCAAAACTTATTCAACTTTAACCCAGTTACTTTGGAGAACGGACAAATGGCAATCCAAATCCCATTCACTAATGTAATTGCGATTTCTTGTGAAATCCCTGCTGGTTATATGGTATTGACTAACGCTGAAAACTTGATGATGGGAACTGACTTGTTGAGCGATATTTCATCACCTATTTCTTGGTATTCTTATGACTTCCAACAAACTAGATTAAAGTTGGCGATGAAGATTGGTTCTGCTGTAGGTATTCCTTCACAGGTAGTTTTCGCAAAATAATTAAACAATAACTTTCCTATTGGTTTATAGTTCTTCGGGACTATAAACCAAATAAGGAAGATAAAAAAATATAACAAAATTAAATATAAAAAATTATGGCTTCTAATTGCGTAATCACAAGCGGACTAGCATTAGCTAGTTGTGTAAATAATGTTCCTGGTATTGACGAATTATTCGTTTTGACTTCAACAGGAACTTCTACAGACGCTCAATTTGCTTCTATCACTTATGATGGTGATGGATATATTACTTCATTTTCAGCTGCTACTACAGGTTTAACTTGGCAACAAATAGACCTAGTAAGAAATAGTAGCGCTGCGTTGAACGAAGAAACTTCAATCAACCTTCCTTCGTTAGGTTTCACATTCTTAACGAAATTGTTATTTACCATTCCTGGTTATTCACAGGAAAACACTAACCTTTACCAACAAATCGTAAAGAATACACAATCTTACTTCATCGTAAAGTTGAAGACAGGTAAGTATTTCTTGGCAGGTGCTGATGTAAATGGTGGTGGCGGAATGTATGTTGAAACAGCAGGTATTGTTTCAGGTTCATTACCAGGGGACGACCAGTTGTATTCAATCGGTTTGACTTCACAAAGTTCAATTTCCGTTCCTGAAATGTTAGTATCAACTACCTTGTCTGCTTTCGTAGCAGGTTCAGGTTTCGGTTTATACTACAACAACTAATAAAAAAACACT